GATGAGAAGGGCTTTTTCTTATTCAACAGCAATCAGTTCTCTTCCTTTGTCCAATACCTTTAAAGTGCGCGGTTTCCCTTTCTCCCAAGTTACATAACCTTTTCTTTTTAAAACGTCTAAGAAATTTTTTACAGTGGATGGGGAAGCTAAATTCAAAATATCACCCAACTCCCGAATCGCTGGAGGATAGCCTTTTTTATTTTGATGCTCTATCACAGCCTCCAGTACCTTTTGTTGTTTTGAAGTAAGTTTTTGATTACGCATACTTTCCCTCGACTCCCTTTCGTGGCTTGGAAGCTGCTAAGATGTTGGCTCGTTTGAAAGTTCGGGGCTGTTTTTTGTAGAAACAATAAGCTTTAATGTAATCCTTTTGTATTTGTGTGATGATCACCAAGCGGTGGCTAATCTCTCCCTGATCGGACAGGTACATTAGTTCAATCGGAAGTTTTTCTTCTTTCGAGGTAAGCAATAAGCCATTCATTTTAGTAGCTCCCTTCCTGTTTTCTTTTAATTATACAGAACAAACGTTCTTATATCAATTTGAAAAGAAATAACTTTTTATAAATTAGGACGATTTTGTTTTTTAATCGCTTAAATATTATGTCTACATTTGTCGAAACAGTGTTTATATTTTCCTATCAATGGTATTTTTGAATTATTAACAAAAAAGGGAGTATAAACATGATTGTTCACTTACCGGCTGAATTTGAAAAAAATTCCATACACGATTTCTTAAATGAAGTTATTGATACAAATATGATGCCCAAAAGCCAAAAAATTGAGTTTGACTTTCGAGGATTGCGTTTCATCGAGCCTACAGCTATTTCATTGCTTAGCAATATTTTCGATTGGCTAAGAAATAGAGGGGTAACAACAACTGTAACGTATCCGCGCATATTTGGAGTAGAAAAAAACTGTCCAATAAAGTATTTAGATGATTCTCTGTTTTTCCGAGAGCATTTTAATCAGACTTTGGCTCCCAACGCCACACCTCGACTGACTACCATTCCTATCCAAAAGGTGGCTTATGCTCATAGCTTACAATGGTTGGATAATAAATTGGCTCCGTGGCTTTCCAGATGTTTAAATGTGGATACATCTGCTTTGCACACTATCAAAATGTGTATTGGCGAGCTTTTTAACAACATTAAAGATCATTCGACTGAAAACATTGGTTGCCTTTGCGCCCAACATTACCCTAGTAAAAATGAAATCAAAATAGCTATTTCCGATTTTGGTGTGGGTATTCCAAGTAATATTAGGAAAGTACATAATCCCAAAACCGATAGCGAAGCTCTTGAGTTAGCAATCCAGGATAAAGTGACGTCGAAAACTTCTCCAAGAAATCTTGGTGCCGGATTGCATACATTAATAACAAATGTGGTACAACAAAATAAAGGTATTGTCCACTTGATATCGAATTATGGTATATTAAGCTGTACACGAGGTTATAATGGAGTTAATACCTTTCCACGTGATGGAGATGGTTTTTATCCGGGCACATTTATCGAAGTGGTATTGAAGACTGATACAATCTACGCTATTTTAGATATTGAGGAGGAGTTCGAATGGTAATCATTAAAGTTATTGACCAAATAGGACGCTGTTACTCCAATACAGATGGAATGATGTTGAAACAGTTATTGTTGCCTGAATTACAACAAAATAAATCTGTAACAGTCGATTTTACGGACATTGGAGGAACTACATCATCTTTCGTGAACACGGCGTTTATAGAGCTGTTGGATCATTTTGATTTCGCTTTTATTAAAGCGCATTTAAAATTCATTAATTCTAACTCTCAAATTAATAACATGATTAAAAGCCGGTTTCTTTCTGAAGTTGAACGTCGCCAGGAATTGGTTTTAAATTAAAATACAGTTTCTTTACATCAAATATTTAAGATAAAAGCTCCCTTGATTTTAAAGGGAGCTTTTATCTATTATTCTTCTTGTCTAATTTGTGGGTTAAATCCAAACTCTCGACTGATATTCTGCTGGGCAGCTATAGCGGATTCTAATGTATTAAATACGCCTGTCCAGACTCTTTTATCTTTGGGAAATGGCTTGTACCCTAGTTTGGCACCGATTAATTTAGCTTGTTTTTCAGCTTCTTTATCGGATTCAAACATACCGGTGTAAACGCGGTAAGCGCCTTCTGTGACTGTAGCAGGTTTCGTGACCGCTCCTGCTTTCTTTTTCAAACCGGCATATTCAGCGATCCCTTGCGCAATTGCCACTCCTTGTGCTTTCAAATGAGCATCACTGCGTAGTTTCGCAATATCAACGGTTGAATCCATGTAGCCGCCTTCTGTAAGGATAGCAGGCATCTTGGTCTCTCTGACAATATGCAGATTCTTTTTCTTCACACCCCTGTCGCGCAATCCCATCGCTTTCACAATACGGGGATGCACACACCGTGCTAATCGCTCACTTTTTGGATTCGATCCTAAATTAGTAAAAGTTTCAACCCCTGTCCATGTTCCCCACCCGCCTGTATTGGCGTTATGATGAACCGATACATAGAGATCAGCGCCCCACTTGTTTGCTTTGTTAGTGCGAGTATTTAACGGCACATCTGTTTTTCCTGTGGGGTCATCAGTGCGGAGAAGTTGTATGCCTTCATAGGTGTTTAATTCCGCTTCCATCGCTCGGACTACTTTATCATTAAATACCCATTCTCTTTCGTCGTCAGGCGTTCGTTTGCCAGCTGTGTACCTTCCATGCCCGGCGCAATATGCTATTTTCGTCATTCGAAAGGACTCCTTTCTTTTGGCTCGTCGTAACGCAAAGCCTGTTCGCTGTCTCCTGTTCCGCTTGTGGTTGGGTCACTCACGACCCCGATCAGCACCAAGATGCTAAGGATCGTATTAAACACACTTGTGACCTGTTCAGAAAAATTCGGCGTAATGTCATAACCGAACAAATTCGCTACTTGTTGAGCCAGCAATAAAAGCAAAGAAAAAAGAGCCATAAGAAATGGCCCATGTTGAAAACGCACTCTCCAGTTGATATTCAATTGAATTCCCTCCTTAGTTTGAAAGCCGAAAAATAATAGTGATGATAATACTTGTGATACTAATACTCGCTGGAACTACAATTCCCACCCATTTAAAAAGCTTGTCAGACGCCTCTTTTTTGTCTGCTTTTCTCTCTGCATCTTTTTCACGAAATTTCACAAATAGGCGCTCAATATCCTCTTTATTGTCTCTAATAAGCCCCATAGCTTCATTGACCTTACTGTTTGCTGTATCTGCTGAAGAGGATGCTTCTTTCGCTAGGGTTTTTACATCTTCGATTTTTGTATTCATGTGATTTAATTTCTCATCGATGCCTCGCATAGTGGCTGATACTTCTTTTAAGTCTCCGCTTAGACCGCCAATTGCCTCAAACATCTTCAATGCAAAGCTTTCAGTGGTCATAAGACCGCCCCTTTCTTCTGACACACCCACTCACCCCTTTCTCTGTATATCCCTTTTCTTGCAAAAAAAATAACGCCTACTATTCAGCAGCGTTTGTGTAATCTTGACCTGTGATTAATTTGAATTCCTCAGCCGTTATTCTGCTATAGGTAACAAATAGTCTTAATTGCTCCATTGTCACTAATTTTCGCGGGCGATTCCAGGCCATCTCCAACAAAGCGTAGTCACTAGACCGTTCCATCTTTTTTCGCCTCCTCGATGATCTTATCAATAACGACCGGGTAATCCTGATGATTCTGACAAGGTACAGCCATGTATTGCGTCTTAAAATCAATCAGACTTTCCGTGAGGATTTCATTTTCTGCTCTAACTTTCGCCAGCTCTTCTTCAGCGGTAAGCGGTCGATCCTCATACTTGTAGAAGAATTCGCCTGTTTCAGTGTTATACATTAGTTTAGCGTGCTTGCCTTCAATATTTTCGGGCTGCGGCAAACTTGATTCTTCTATCTCAATGCCTCTTGCTTTCATTTCTTCATTTAGATGTTGATATTGGTAAAGCGTTGTCGTCATCTCTTTGATAGTACCTTCTGTGTTGCTCAAAAACACAAGAATTTTAGCCATGTTACTCCTCCTTATCGTAATAGACCATAATCAGTTACAGCATACGATCCACTAGTATTATCAAAGTTGAAATAGTGTATATTATTCGCCATTGCATATCTTACTTTTTTTCCGGCCAAATGAAGTTTATTTACACCACCGTCACCAAGTTTATAACTTAGCAACATCATAGTATTATATGCGTGAACAAGTACTCCTTTTTTCAATGTTTTTACATAACCATTGTAACCGTAACCTTCTCCCCAACTTATTTGACAGAGATCACCACTGTAGCCACCAGTTGTAATAGCTTCTGCTAGTGTAAAGTTAGTCCCGTTAATATCAAACATATAGTGACGAAGAGTACTAGTATATGCCCGAAAAACATGTAGAATATTTTTGTACAAAGCTACTCCATAAAGAGATAAACTTGTCCCCGTGCCTATATCAGTTTGTATCACTTTATCAATGGATAAATCAGATACGTTGATAATCACAATTTTGCCATTGCTTTGATATTGAATGATCTTTGTTCCTGTTTCATTAGAACCCCACAACATTGCGCCTCCAAAAGTTATATCACTGTTGTTAATAGTTTGAACTATTTCTCCAGTTGCTCTACTAAGTTTGATTATTACGCCGCCTTTGCTTGTTATAATATAATCTTTTGTTAATATTCCAGAAGATGCAAGTGAGGAATCAGGATTTTTCCATACCATGTTAAAGTTTTTATCGTAACAGCAGTAAAAGTACGTTGAAACATCGTAGAATCTTCCGTATATATAATCATCGTTTTCATCCATCATTACGTGGTAACAAGTTAAACCGTTTTTTGCTATGAGTTTATTAGTGGTTAAGTCTACTGTTGCCTGTTCATTACGTGCTGTTTTAATTAATGCTACTGTTTTGCCGATCTCCATTTTACTATCAGAATTAAAATACTGATTATTAATACTAACTGGTGTAAAAGGCTGTGGAACAAACTGGACTTGTTTCTTTTGACCACTTAAAACTCCACCATGCTCGCGAATATCAATCATCGAGGTACCTCCTCAACATAATCCCCGTCTGCGTCATAAAGGACATCAAATATAATCGGTGTTCCCACCACTGTAGTTCCATCCGCTGCATAGGTTGTGATTGTTCGGACAGTGGGATTTCCGTCAGCATTCGGGCTGCTGAACTCTGCTTTCATGAACAAAGTGCCGTCTTTCCTCTTCCTTTCTACTTTCAGAAAAGTTCCGTTTGCATTTTTGGACGATCGCTTTGTGCCAAATCTCCCCATGCTCTGCAGCATAGCTTCTGGAGCGGTGTCTGTGTATTCTTTTGCTTCTGTTTTTGCTTTTCTGGCCGCATTGGCAGTGGCCGCCTCTGTTGTAGATGTGCTGTTTGTTGTGTCGTTAAGCTTTGTCACACCTTTTTGTGTGGTGCTGGCGTCTGGCGGCAAGGGGATTTCATCTTTTAACGCCGCTTTTTGCTGCAGTTCCAGCAATGCTTGATAGGTGTTAAACATGTACCAGTTAAAGTAATCTGCTGGCGGTTTTTGTATAGGTTTCCATCCCTCGTCTTTTAAGGACTGAGGTGGTTCTACTCCAACAGCATTCCACTCTGGTAATGGCTTTTCAAAAGGCATCTATTCTCACTCCTTCTAAAACGGTAATTCTTCTTCTTGGGATGGCACGAATACCAGCCCGAAGTAACCGCCGGTTGTTCCTTCAATATCAGCAAAACCAGCAGCGGGATCTGTTTCCATTGCTGTGGTTCCAAATTCGAATGTTCCATTAAACTCAACAGAATCCACCCTCACGCCGGCCAAGGTTGTTTTTTGAACGATTTGAGTAAATTGAGCTGGCGTAAGGCCAATTCTATTCAAGGCATCCAGTGGAGCTTTTGTAATAATAATTGCCGCTGGTTCATCGATTCCTCTTTCTTTTAACGAGTACAGGTTGATCTCGCTTGACGAACAATCTAATGTAACGGACAGAACTTCAATAATTTTATTGATTGTGCCGTCTGATCGGTTTAAAGCTTCCTTCCCGCGGATCAGTACCCGATAAATTTCATCAGATGATTTCCCGCGCTCCTGCCCCACATTTCCGCCCAGCAAATCTAAGGTGCTTCCCTTAGCATTGTCCAGGCTTCTCCATTCCTCTGTTTTGAGGAGGGCAGCCTTTGCCTGCTCAATCTCGCTGTCTACAATCAAAAACAACTTTCCAATGTTCGAATTCGGATTCTTAACATATCGATCAGTAAGTTTATTTAGCCAACTTTGAAGCATCACGCCACCTCGATTAACGCCGCTGATGTAGTCGCTACTTCATTCGGCCCTATGATAATGTTATTGGCTCCCAGCGCTTCTCCTTCTTTGCCAATGGCAAGTGTCACATCATCGATGCCGGGGATTTGATAAATGCGGCTAAACAACTGCGAATAAATCACGTCTTGCCCCATTACATAACCGGTCCAGTAAGCCCCTGCTGAGTCCACTCCGCCGATCAGCCGGACAAGATTATCTTTCAACTGCAGGTCCCCATCCGCTGGGAAAGCGCTGTTTTTAGTCAGGGTTATTTGGATTTGGACATTGACAGAAGTTGCATAATCAAATCTCATTTCATGTTCTATGCCGCTAATGTCTTTGATCATGACCGCTTCCTGGCCAACTGTTTCAATCCCTCCACCTACTGAATCAAGCAAGGTTTCTCCAATGGCCTGACGATCTCCGCCCAATACATAGGCATGGACTGATTTAGGAGGGTTTCCGTATTCATCGACTTGATTCTTGTTGTTAATGATTGCATTGGCAGCTCGTACTCCTGTCGTTCCGTATAATGCTGATCGGATAGCAGGAGATGTCCCTTTGCCTTCAGGAGCAGTCGAAGTTTTGAGCCTTTTCCGGTACTCTCTATCTGTTTCACGGTCGCGGCCGCCGGCGGATGCCTCCGGATTTGTGATGCTTGTTAATCCCTCCATTGGCTCTGCTTGAATCGTGATGGTGTTCGCGGGTACCAGCGTATGGACGCCTGCGTCAATCGATACAGCACGGCCGGAACCTGTGCCTGTTTCATCTAATGTGACGCTTTCTGTAAGCAAGAAATAAATATCCGTTTCTGTGGTATACCGCTTTAATTCAGGAACAATTAGCCCTGGCGTACCCTTAAATACAAGATCAACTGTTGATTCCGCCGCTTCCTCCCGGGGAATCCCTTTATTACGCCCGATGTCATCAAGCTGCTTCCCTTCTGCCTTGTCGATAAATGCAGAGTAATAGACCTTTTCAGCCAACTCCCAAACAATCGCTAAAAAGAAGGCGTACAAACGAATAAGAAGGCCCATGAAACTGCGAGGAGTGAGGTTGATATTTTCTCCAAACAGCTCCTGCGCTTTCAATCCCATGTCATAAATAAGATCATCGCGCGTTTTTCTTTTAAATCCATCTTTTGTGAGCATCTATCTCCCTCCTTCCCCCAGTGGCACTTGAATGTTCCTGATAGTTTGTTTATTCTCTTTCTCAATACTTAGGAGAACGCTCCGCTTTCGGGCTTTTTTGTCATCGATTATTTGAATATCTGTCACTGCATTCACTCTGTCCTCTTGGGAAACAGCCTCAATGATATCATCCCTCAAAACATTCTCATCAGTGTGTTTGCCAAATAGGTTTTCATGACGAAGGCCGCCTTCTTCATCAAGAAAAAACTCGCCCCTCTGTGTCTGCAATACAGACTCAACAGATTGAGCGAGCTCTTCGTCTCCTTCAACAAATACCCATTCGCCATTTTTAATGACAATATCCCCGTTTTCTATTTTTGGAGCAATCATGCAAACACCCCCACAATTACTGCATCTGTCTCTCGATGCAACAAAGGAAAATCAGCTTTAAATGACTGGCTGCCGTTCATATTATCAAGTTGCCTATCCGCGAAAACCGCATACACGACATCATTTATCCTGAGCGGATCATCTGGAGGATTCACATGCTTTAAATACGGAGCCCCCAATATAGGATCAGCTTTTTCTCCGTTTACAATATAAAGCGGCACAATATCAGCTGTTCCGTCTCCATTTACCTTCATCACACGAGCAGGCGCAGCCACTTTAATTTTTGCAGCCATTACATTTATAAGATCCAAATAAAATTTTGTATCATTCGCCATCAGACCACCTCTAATTCTGTAACAAACTCGGAGCCGTTGTTGATATGCCTTCCTTTTCTGACCCTATATTCTCCATTGGATGTACGGCTTTCAAATTTAACAAGAATGCCCGGACATATTTTGTGCTGCAGGAGACTTTTTGCCCTATACCCTTTGGCTCCTTCTTCATCAAAGTATTCCGGTGATCCAATCAATCCAGTTTCTTCGGAAAGAAAGCAAATTTCAGATGTCGGCTCTTTAAGGGAACGGATCACCAAGCTTCCTCTTTTCCAGAAGACAGAAGCGCCATTATCTTTTGCTACTGCAGATAAATGGCTTATTAAGTTACCTGACACCACATAACCTTTTTTATATTGCTTGTTCTCTGGCATTTTTAATTCAGCCAGACGCAAGCCCATCATTTCTACAATCTTTCTGATGATAATATCAGACCTGGTCCATGGCTTGAAGGTTTCACTTTTCTTTGCCTTCTTAGCCGTAACATCTTGGCCGTCAGTAATTTTCAACTCTGTGATCCGGTCCAGCCCTTCCCGGAAAGTATAGATGGAGGTGATCTTCCCGCGAGAAAGAACACCATAATTCCCTTCATATCCCGCTTGCACCGTGACGCTCATCCCTTTTCCCAGCCGGCCAAGAGAAAGCTTTGACAGATTAAAAATATTTACAGTGATTTCATTCGGTGTCATATCCGAGTCAAAAGGAACGTCAAAGGTAATGTGATAGTCTTTCGCGTTGAAAGATGTCTCCCAGTTGTCTCCGGCGATATCAATAATGGTGACTCGCCTAAACATTATAGGTGCTGTCGCCATAATCATCTGCCTCCGAATCTATAATTAAAAAGGTTGTTACCATCAAACTCTCAAAAGTAATTCGTTCTGCTTTTCCTGATGTGTCGTAAGGAATGAGAGTCGGAGCCGGCAGCCGATTATCAGAAATGCCCTCCCACAAAGGCAGATCAATGACCATCTTCTCTCCTAAAACAATTGGGTTGCGGTCATTGTCATATAGATCAACTGTAAAAAAATCAAATGACTCATTGTAGTTGATCCCCATAATGAAAAATTCCGCCCCCAATTGAATCTCAAATTCTTCTGGCAGCAATTCTTTTTCGATAGGAATATAGATCATGCGCTAACACCTCGGTTTGTAGATCCAGCATTTGTTCCTTCTCCAATTCCACGATTTAGTAAAGATGCATTCTGGCCTTCTCCAATATCCACGCCACCAACGCGAAGTTTTACACCTATTGGAATCTTCCGGTCCGGATATTTATTCCACTTCCGTAGCTGATCAATAGATACGCCGTACTTCTTAGAAAGCCCCCAGTAAGTGTCTCCCTTCTTCGTCACATGGTAGACCGCTTTTTGTGGAGTTTTTGAAACAGGCTTTTTCAAACCGGTGTTTCCCACTACCGCCCCAGTTCCTACCCGCTTCCATGGAGAGCTAGCAAACTTGATAGTCTGAAGCTTAATGTTAATTTCTGAACCATTGGCAATGCCGGCATGCATATTTCCATCAATTGCAAGGATAGCAACCTGTTTGGCGATATTTCTTCCGACATAAGTAAATATGGTGCCTTTCTTCATTTCCTGCTTTAAATACTCTTTATCCCTCACATAGTTCGGGCCAAGAATAGAGCCGGACAAAGAAAATTCATCCGGCTTTTGTTGAATGTGGTCACTGAGAGGGACACCTTTCTCCACTGGGTAAGATGAGACATCGACAGAGCTGTTATCCCCTTCCGTTTCAATATGAAGTTGAATATTTCCTAGCCTTGCCATTGTCATACCCCCTCCGGATCAATAATTAAGGTTTGTAGCTTACGGTAATGATCTTCTAGTATTTTCTCAACCTCTGCTTTTACACTTGCTGGCACCTCTCCACCGCCTGGTACTGTAATGTGAACAGTAGGGCTATAGTGAATGGTCACGTCTCGGCCGCCACTACCGGAAGAAGAATATGATTCAGCCGGTGTATAGCTGTTAGATGAATCATTTACACTAGCGCCAAATTTCGATGCCGCCCGCTTGATTAAAGGCAAGGCATGATGGCGTTTATTCCAACTTAACGGAATAATCGCTTCTGGGCCTGCTTCGCCAACGAGTCCCATATGTGGATGATTAATAATCCCACCGTTCGCATACGGTTTATATCCACCGCCGCGCATTCGTGATTTAACACCCGGGTGCTTCATAACGCCGCCATACCGTCCATCCATATAGCGAATAGCAGCTAAAGCAGAGTGCAATGGATTACGGCGGTTTCCGTGGCCAGGGTACATCCATCGTTTAAAGGTAGAGCCGATGATCTGGAAGAGACCAACAGATGGATCGCCCCGTCTTGCATTACTATCCCAGTTGTTAACTGCATTTGGGTTAAAGCCAGACTCTTTCTGGGCAATCCACATAAGCGGCTCCAATAAAGACATTGGCTTGCCTAGCATACGCAAAGCCTGTGTAATAGCCGTGCGCGCCATGGTCGCCCCGCCGCCTTTGAAGTTACCGAAACCGCCGCCACCGCCTCCTCCACCTGGAAGGAAGTCAGCATGAACGTGATCTGTATGAGGGTTTAACCCGTTGTATCTTCTCCATGCTTTGCCCATGCCCGGACCTGCTATTTTCCGATTGTAGATAACGTATTGGAGATTAGATGCTGATTGTCTTAGGTACTCCGCAATCGCATTCATCGTTTGATGAGATCCTCCAATATCAAACGCTCGGCCATAAGCATGCATACTCTTTACTTTAGAATTTCCGACAACGCCACGATCAGAAAAGCCTCCCATGAACCTTGTAGGACCGAAACGATTCTTTACTTGATTGTACCAATGCTCAACATACCGCATCATTCCGCCCATACCGGCGCCGCGGCCCACTGATCGAGGGTCTTTCTCCATTCCACCTGTCCAGCCGTCTCCCATATCTAACAGCCCGGACATCTTTTCTCCGACAAAATTAACAATCTTGTCTTTTATAAGCTTGATCGCTCCTGTGCCCATTTGCCCGAAAGCTCCGCTCATTTTAGGGAAAAACCCGCTGAATTGACTCCACACCTTGGTCATTAACCCTTTCGGATTGCCAATGTAAGAGAACACATCGAGTGCAAGGTCTTTCGCCTTTCCAACAGCATTTTTGCTTCCTTCCCATGCTGAACCAGCTACATCCTTCGCTCCTTGCCAGGCATTTGATGCTTTTTCCTTCACTGCATTATACGCTCCATGAAGGACGCCATCACCTAAGCTGCCGCTATGATAAGCCGGTGCATTCATGAGTGCGTTTGTTTCACGGTGCGGCAAAACTTCTGTCCCGCGGGGCAGATGTACAAGTGTAGACGTACCCGGTGAGAGACCCACTTGTCCCGCAGGAGTCCGAATTAACTCAGGTCCTCCTCCATCACCAACGATGGCTGGCCCTCCTGGGTGGAAGTCTGTACCTTTGGCGTATTTAGGCGGCTTCCATTCAGGTATACGAGATTCAACACCGATTTTTTCAAAAACCCAGTTGACTCCCTTTCCAACGCCATTCACACCTTGAGCAAGACCGGAGATCATAGAATTAGATAAATGCTTGATTCCACCCATGGCATATTTCGCCATGCTTTTAATTCCAGCACCGATTTTTCCGGGAAGAGCCTTTGCTGCATCAACAATGGCAGTAAAGCGATTAGTTACGGCATTCTTCATGCCAGTAGCCAATTCAACAGCCTTGTTTTTCATTGTGGTGAATCCTGTTCTTACGCCAACCACAATGTTTCCAACCATAGAGCGAATCGTGTTCCATAGCGCACGGAAAATATTTTCTCCCCATTGTCTTAACAACGAAAAGATCGTTCGTGCTTGGTTGACCATTGCCATGAACCGGTTGGTTATACCAGTAGTCATAGCATGAACAATATTGCCAGCAAAGTTTTTAAGCCATGTGAATCCGCCAACAAATAAGTTTCTCGTTCCCGTCACACCAGCAGCAAAAATTGACTTGATACCGGTCCATAAAGCAGAAAAACCAGCGCGGAAAGTCAAAATAAATGCCTTTCCTGCTCCAAGAATCTTTCCGAAGAATGATAATTGAATAAAGTTCCAGATAAACTGGATTGCTCCAAAGAAGATTTGCTTCGTTGCTTCCCACATGCCGCGGAAATTGCCAGTGAATAGAGAAGAGAAAAATTTGACCACGCCCAAAATGACCTGTAAACCGCCATTTATTACGCCTTTAATATTTCCCCAAACGGATTTGATCAGCAAGAGTACCGCTGGCCAGACAAATTTCATTACAGACCAGACAGCGCCCAGAGTAGTCTTTATTACTGTGCTGATTGGTGCCCATACATTTTTAGCTGCTTGTAGTATCTGTTCTCCGTTTTCTTTCCAAAACGTTTTCAGTTGGGTCAGCTTTTGTTTTCCAAATGAAGTGATAGCTTCAAAAGCATTCAAGATCAAAGGTTTGATTGTTCCCCATACATTGGTTGCTGTTTGCTTAATTGCAGTCCATCCGTCTATAACTGCGTTTCTAAACTTCTCTGATCGCGTCCATGCCAGATAAAGAGCGGCGCCAAGAACAATAATCCCTGCAGCCACAAGCATAGCTGTGCCGCCGACACTTGCCAGTCCAAGAGCAAATGGTTTAATCACTGTCCATGCTGCTGTAAAAGCAACTCTCATACCCTGGATATAACCAATCCCTATTGCCATAGGTGTAAGGATCACAAGCATGGTAAGCGATAAATACGTAAACATACCCGCTAATTTTGTAATCCATGGACTGATTTCATTCAGCTTTTGTACAAATTCGCCAACTTTTGTGCCTGCCTTCACCACATAGGAGGCTAACTGGCCCCAAAAATCAATGAATGGAGCCAACGCATCTGCCCAAATGTTTTGAAACTCATAAACGGCCACTCCCAGCGGCTTAAGAGAATCTTTCAATCTCTGCACTTTAGCTGCTGTTTGCTGTCTCAACTTCTCAAGTTCTGTGGTAGCTGCAGTGCGGGCTAGTTTGTGCTTCTCTCTCCACATGGCCGTGTACTCATTCAAGCCCTTGTCACTCATTCGATTAAGGGCGGCAATTTCACCGGCTGCTGATGGTCCCATTTTCCGTAATTCCGCAATCAGCCCTTCGTCTACTCCCTTTTTCGCTAAGCTATGGAGATTGGTTTGCCAACCCTTCATAACCTTTAGCTGTTCTTGCAGATTTAAGTACAACCGGCGAGGGCTAGTTTTTTGAATTTGAACCCGCTCAAATAAACTGAAAGTGGAGTAGATTTCTTGCGTTCGCTGAGCCAATGCCTGTTTATAATCCGCCCACGCTTGGGCTTGAGCTGCTAAATTCTTTTCTACATCAGGACCCATAGCTGCATTCGCTAAGATCGCCGTGAAGCCTAACCATGCGACTCCCGCAACCATGAGAAGCGATTGCTGGCGCATAATCCCTGTATTGATCAAGTTAATCCGATCTTGCAGCTCTTTCATGCTCGCATTCGGCCCCAGCTGTCTTAAAGCTACAACAACAGGATCACCCTGCCTTGCTAACCGCTCCATGCTGTCTGTGACTGCCAACAGCGGGCGGTTAACTTGATACAGAGCATTGCCAGACTGCGCATAGATTTTATTGATCTTGCTGGACGTTGTGCTTAAATTCAGCATCGTGGCTGCCTGGCGGACATAAGATGCACGCAAAGCAATATTGCTGTTGATCATTCGGTCAGTAACCTGTTTATGATCAGCGCCCATCCGCTGCACTTCACGCATAAAATCATTTGTAGATCCTGTATAATGCCCCATCTGATTGCTTAGGCTCAGCATGTCGCCTTCAATGCCTCTTAGCTGTCTCCGATACTGGCGCAAGTTGTTGTGATTCCGTATAAGCGACCGCCGTACACCTTCGCTCATGTCACCCCACTGGGAAGCTAACCTTGTAGCACTCGTTCCCATGTCCCGTGCCAAGCTGCGGATTACTCGGCTTTGTCGGTTGACTTGCTGGTTAAGAGCCTGAGATTCTTCAATCATTCCGCCATAGGAATTGTTAAATGAAGATCCCAATCCATTCACTTCACGGCTTAATCTGCGTGCTTCGCGTTGCATTTCTGCCATTTCACGACGTATGTCAGCAAGTGGATCACTGTCTGCATCCATGGCAATCCGAATAGCCATATCGCGTAAATTCTCCATGGTCCCCCTCCTTTCTCAAAGTGTAGTTTGGTTAT